GCATGAAAATTCTTTCCTTTTGTCATAAACAATCATTTGACCATAATTGTAAGTTAAATTTCCATCACCAGATTTCATGGTAACAACCATCCAAGAATAAAATGAATCTGGCCAATTTCCGGGAACCGGATCGTCACATAGTACAATAGATAGGCCTACAATTTAACGTCAGAGGCACTAGACAAGAAACCCCTTACTTTTAAACCACCAGGGGACGGTGAAAACTAATCATCATAATTCCAGTCAGCTCCAGAGTTAGTATTAATATCATAGGACGTAATTATGTGGTAATCGGGATCCCACACATTCTTATCCTTTAAGGTCTGAAACTCAGGAAAGCCAGACTTAATGTCATCAAGATCCATACCTAACATTCGATACTGCTTAAGATCTCTTGCACTCAAACGCGAAACGACATCATCAATTACGGAGGCCTCCAATAACCCATTCTCATAGATCAGTGCCTTATAAAAATTTCGAAGCACGCGATACGCATTTAAATTTGATCCATAAGTTCCGTAACCATGAGCCATGCAGGAAAGTAACATATCCAAGATATCCCTAGTCTTTGGCTCACGACCACTAAAACAACGCATGATATACTCCTTCGTCTCACGATAAGGAAGAAAATCACACTGTCCATTGGTAGAGGTTTTATAAGGATTGAGAACTGAGTACATCTTAAGGAAAGAGCAACCCTTATTTATAAAGTACCCATTTCTCTCAGTAGAACAAAAGGAGATTCCGTCATACAAATCCCTTAAGTTAACCTGAAGATACCTCATCAACCACTCTTTATAACTCTGGCCTGAAAAGTAAATTGCCCACTCTTCATCACCCTTATTATAAAGAAAATCATCACCATAGACAATCATTGAAATTAAACGAACCACATAATTTGATAAAGCCCTGCGTTTGGATTTTTCTGCCTGATCTATAACCCAGACGCAAAACATAAAAAACCAGAGCAATTTAACATAAGAATCCATATGAGATGTATCTAAAACTCCAGAGGGAACCTTACCAAAAAGTATTTCCCATAATTCTGCGAACACTCTAGTCAAACGAGTACAAACATTCTTAAGTATAAAAAGCAGAATCTTCTTCTTAACCAAATAAGAATAATTATCAGATCTCTCGTGAATAAGACCAAAAGAATAGTAAATTGCAACAAATATAGCCCAAATCGACTGGTCCAGCTTTTCTATGTCACCTTCCACTATCGTAAACTTGAAACAATTACTAAGGTCAACACCCAACAATTTCGCTAGTCGATCCATCCCACCTCTCGGCCATTTATGACCAATACAAATATGTCCTCTCTCTTTGAGGTGGCGAACTTTAACAACTAAGCGATTCGCAATAAGAAAAGGACTATTAGGAACAGTAAATATCCTTACCTTGTTCAAAGCCTTTTCCCAAGCAATATCATCCAACTGCTTCTCACCCCCATGATGAAAGTTCTCATCTTTAGGAGTATTAGAAAAGCTGACCATAAATTCAATATCCTTCTCAATTAATTGTATAACATTCTCTAAGTCACTTTCTAATTTAGTTATCTTAAGACCATTTGACGACACTCGTATCTTCTCTCCAGATTCAAGGACGATCTGGCGGACTTCAGGTGGCTCTAAGCCACCGGAAGATCCTAAGTACAATCCATCAAGATCCTTCATAGTTATGATACACGGTTCCGTCTCAAATTCATGGATACCAATCTTATCATAAAGCAATTGTTGAGCCTTACCAAGCAACTTCATCGGTCCTGAAGATTCGGGGGGCAACTGACGAGTTTCTTTTGACATCCCCCCC